GTTTGTTTGATTACAGACTAAGAATAAATAATAAGGACAGCACAATGGGTATACTAGGAAATAAGATAAGTAGGTGGACAGAAGTACTACGTAAACGTAGGAATATGAATTCTACTATGCAGGAGTTACACAAGTTAACTGATGCGGAATTAAGGGATATTGGAATTAAACGTGGTGATATAGATACTATAGCTAGAGGTGTTATTGATTTTCATCGTACAGTCAGAGATGCAAAGAATGATGAGCCTCTGGATACAATTTATAGGAAGGACTAGATCATGTTTGGATTACCATTAGAATTATTAACCATGTTAGGCTCTACTGTATTAGGTGGAGTAATGTCTATCTGGGGACAGAGTATAAAAGCTAAACAAGAAAATAATAAGATGCTTATGGAAAGAGCTAACTTTAATGCTGAACAAGTTAATATAGCTAGGTCAGCTGGCAAGAATGATAAACATTTTGCGTGGACAAGAAGGTTAATAGCCTTGTCAGCTGTGTTCTCTATTATTGTGTTACCGAAGGCGGTAGCTGTGTTTTATCCAGAAGTATCTGTCATAGTAGGTTATTCAGAAATACAGGGTGGATTATGGAATTTCCTTTTCGGGCCTGATAAAGTAGTAGAGTGGAAAGCAGCCGAGGGGTTAGTTATTACACCTTTAGATACACATATTGTTTCAGCTATTGTTGGACTTTACTTTGGAGCGGGGTTCACCAAATGATGGATATTGATAATCAATGGCATTTGTCTAAAACAGTGCCAGTTACCATGATAGTAGCTATACTAGTACAAACAGTATCACTTGTTTGGTATGTGTCTTCACTAGATAATTCTGTTAAAAATAATAGTAGGGATCTGTTAAGACAAGAAACCAGAATAGAAACCTTAGAGAAGGTAGTACAAACTCAGGCTTTAACCTTAGCTCGTATTGATGAAAATATTAAATCTATCAGGATTATGATGGAAGAAATGAGAAAGGAAGATAGATAGTTATGTTAAATAAAGAACAGAATAAAAATATGTCTAAAAGAGCTTACATATGTTTTTTAGTAGGTATAGTTTTAGCATCAACTTTAATATCAGCCTGTAGTTCTATAGTAGTAGAGTACCCTTCCGTTTGCATTGATGAAGATGCTGATTGCCAGAGGAATTTAAATGCAGAAACTCTTTCTAAAATTGGGGAACAAGCTGCAGCGCTTGAGCTGCTTAAAACTGATCCTGCTATGTCTGATGTTCTTACCGAGCCAGATATTAGCGAATGATATAAATGGTGATTTTAGTAATAACTATGAAAACTCAGATGTAAATAGTAATAACGCTACTACTAATCAAACAACTAATAATAATGCAACAGGAGCAGGAGAACCTGCACCCGTTATGTCTGCAATAGCTCCAACTGTTATGGGTGGAGGAGGTAATGATAGTTGTTTATTACCTACAACCTCTGGATTACAAGTAAGTTTATTTGGTTATTCCCAGGGAACTATGACACAAGATCCATACTGCAATAGAAGAAAAAATGCTAGGCTGTTAGGTACACCACAACAAATAGGTGGTTTAGGTCTACAAGTATCTGCAATATCAGTTATTTGTAATGATCCAAATGTATTTAAAGCAATGATATTAGCATCCACTCCTTGCCCTATAATGGATGTTGTAACAGGCAAACTATTAATGGGTAAGAAGGCGGTAGATAAATACAGAGATAATCCTACAGCATTTATAGTAGGGTACGAAGATAACAAGGCTTTTTGGGATAGCCTATTAAGGATTGGAGAGGATCTAACAGATGAAATCAATGAAACAAAAGTTGTTACTAACGGCGGGGACACTCGCTCTCTTAGTGAACGGTTCAGGACTACTCGCAGAATCACCCCCACCACCAGATTACACTCAGACGGGGGATCAGAAGATAGTATCACTGATTAACTCTATTAACGTTATAGATAACAGATTACAACTATCTTTGAACTTAGGTATTGGTGCTGTAGGCTATGCGGAAGTTGGTGGTGTTATTGTTGATGGTGCTTTAGATGGTGCCAAAGTAACTCAAGCAATGCTTGTAGCCTATGAAAACGCTAGAACTCAGGTTATGAATCATGACTATGCTACAGCAGAAAATGCGAACCAGTTATTTATTCAAGAGCATACAGCTGCTATGAACAACTTAACTTTAGCAGTTGATGTGTTAGTTGATGCTACATCTATATTAATGACAGCTACTTCGGTTGCAGATACTGCTGCAGAAGCAGATACAAAACCAGAACAAGTAGCTTTACAAGAAATGATTGCTACTGATGAATACAGTTTAGATGCATCAGAAGTAGAAGATTATAACAATGCACTTGATGCAGTGGCTGAATATGCACAACAAGCGGGTGCTTTTATGTCGGCGGCTAACAATACAGATCTTACAACAAGTATTGATAACTATGCAAGTGCTAATAACATAATGGTAGGAACATACACAGCAATTACTTATACACAAAACGTAGACGAGTTTGTTATAACTTGGGGTGACTCAGGTTACGGTACAGGTTGGAACGGTTATCTTACAGATGATATGAAAGATGCTGATGACGTTTATGGTGCTGGTGCATACATATTGCAAAATGGTTCTGCTAATTCTAACATGTAGGAAACAATATGATTGAAGAAACAGAAGTTAAAGTAGGTGGATTTACATTTAAAGGGTGGTACATTGCTGCCGCCCTGCCAATACTAGGATCTCTTAGTGGCGGTATATATTACGGATATGATACACTTCAAAGATTTTATGCTGTGGAATCAGGTATAGAAACAGTTGTAAGCAAGTCAAATTCATTTGATAGTAAAGCAGGTGAGTTGAGCTCTAGAATACAAACAATAGAACAGGCGGTGGCAGACAATGATGTACGTGGACTTAATACGAGGTTGTCAACGATTAGCACGCAAATGCAAACAATCTTGGAGCAACAGAAAGAGTTGCTTGACTTACGTAGTCAGGTTGAGAGATCGACTGGGATCACTGATAGTCTGGGCGATAAGCTTGACAAATACCAAACTGAAATAGATGACATATGGAACGCATATGACTCACTAGTAGAGAACCCATTACAGTAAAGGAGATATATTATGGCAGCAACCCCGAATAAAGGTAAAGCTAAAGTAAAAGTTACTGCAAAAGGTAAACGAGTTAGCTATGGTCAGGCAGGTAAAGCTAAAGATGGTAGCAGAAGAGTACAACCTAGTAGTAAAAAAGGTGATGCCTACTGTGCAAGGTCCCTTGGACAAAAGAAACGTTCACCGGCAGCAGCTAAAAATCCTAACAGCCCATTAAACTTAAGTAGAAAGAGATGGAAATGTTCAGGAGCTAAATCAAAGAGGTAATCATGGCAGTTAAGAAAACCAAGAAAGATGCTTGCTACAAAAAAGTAGCCAGGGCTATGCCTAAAAATTCTGCATACAGATCAGGACATATGGCTAAGTGCCGTAAGGTTGGTGCTAAGAACTACGGTAAAAGTAAGAGGAAATAATATGGCAGTACGTAAGACAGCTAAAGGTGCCTCTCTTAAAAAATGGTTTAAAGAAGACTGGCGTGATGTTAAGACAGGTAAACCTTGTGGTCGATCAGGTAAGAATGATAAGCGTAAAAGTTATCCTGCTTGCAGACCCAAGGCTGTAGCCTCTAAAGTAAAGAAATCCGATACTAAAAAGAAAACAGGACCTAAAGCAATAAAGTGGTCTGTTACTCCCTCTGGAAAGAAAAGGAAAAAATAATGTTATGTAGTAAGAAAAGCCCTATGATGGCTAAAAGAAAGAAACCATTTAAACACTGTGCTAATTGTAAAACAAAAATGGCTTGCAAGAGAGCAGGTAAATGTGTAGGTAAAAAGAAATAGTTTATTACCACTAGGAAAAATTATGGACAGCAAAATGAAAGAAGAAAGGGCGCAGTTGGAAGCTCTTAGAGAGTTAAAGAGAAGAAAAAAATTTAAAAGATTACTCTGAAGACTTTGAAAAATTTTCTGAAGAACAAATAAGAATTATTACTAAAGACGCTACTAAAGGTTTTGTGCCATTTAAATTTAATGAAGCTCAATCTATTATTAACGAGGCTTTAGAAAAACAAAGAAAAGAAACAGGTAAGGTTAGAGCTATAATACTTAAGGCTAGACAACAAGGTATATCTACCTTTTGTGCTGGAAGAGTATTCTGGAAGACTTACTTTCAGCAACACACTAGATCTGTTGTGATGGCACATGATAGTGCTACATCAGATTCTTTGTTTAGTATGAGTAAAAACCTGATTAAGAATATGGAAAAAGGGTTACAACCTAAGTTAGAAAAAACGAACGCAAAAGAAATTTCAATTCAAACTCCGGCATACCCTGATTCAGAGGCAGTTGGATCATACCGTCTGTACACTGCTGGTTCACCAGAGGCTGGAAGAGGGACTACACCTACTATACTACATGGATCAGAAGTTGCATTCTGGCAACATGATGCTAAGATACTTGCTGGGCTATTCCAAGGTATATCACAATCAGATGGTACTGAAGTTATTATTGAGTCAACAGCTAACGGTGCATCAGGTGAATTTTATAGGTTGTATCAAGCGGCAGCTGCAGGTGAGTCTGATTATATAGCTATTTTTATTCCTTGGTTTAAAACTATAGAATATAAAAGAGAAGTACCTGAAGGATTTGAATTAACATTTGAAGAAAAAGATTATAAAGAAAAGTATGACTTAACAGATGAACAGCTATACTGGAGACGATTAAAGATCGTAGAAGGTGGAGTAGATAAGTTTAGACAAGAGTATCCTGCTAATTCAGAAGAAGCCTTCTTGGTTTCTGGTGCATCAGTATTTGACTCAGAGAAAATAAACTCATTTAAACCTACACCACCAATTGCATTGAGAGGCTATAATGATGATCTCGGTTCTTTTGATGACAGCCCTAGAGGTAATCTAGAAATATGGATACCACCTGATTGGCAAGACAATTATATTATAGGGGCTGATGTTGCTCTTGGTGTTAAACAGGATTATAGTACAGCTATAGTTATGAACACTAAAGGTCACATCTGCGCTATGTATAGAGATAATACGGTAGATCCTACTTTATATGGTGAACATTTATTTTATCTAGGTAGATATTTTAATAACGCACTGTTAGCAGTAGAATCTAATAGTATGGGTGTAGCTACATTACAAAGACTCAAACAAATGAGTTATGTTAATATGTATTATGAAACGAAAGCAGCTAGGTTAAGCTCAGAAGAAGGTCAAACTCCTGGATTCAGGATGACACACGGAAGTAAACCTAGAGTTATTGGTCAGTTAAAAAATGCAGTAGAAGAAGAAGACATTTGGATTCCTTCTAAAGTAATACTAGCTGAAATGAAAACATATATATCTACACCATCAGGTAAAACAGAAGCGTTACAAGGACATCATGACGATACTGTTATGGCATTAGCTATTACCTGGGAAGCTTATCGTACTAACATAGATAAATTATCAAATCAAAAAGTCGATTGGAGACAAAAGAACTTTGTCAACACTAATAATGAGGATTGGATTTAATGGCTAAAACAAGCAAACAGATAGAAGACGTTAGGGCTAGAATGATGAAAGACCCAAGACAAGCTAACTTTGCCAAGCACATGATTAATCCTGCTACTGAAGAAGGTCAAGAGAAAATAAAAAACTTTCAGGCAGCAGGAGTTAAGGCTTCAGCAGAGGCTCGTAGACTAAAGAAAGAACGTGACGCTAGAATTAAAGAGAAAGCCGCTGAGATGGCTGAGACTTTAGAAGCACTTAATGTTGTTGCACAAGATCCTTTGGATGTAATGAAATTGCTAATGCATGAAGCAATGGAAGCAGGTGATCGTGAAGAAGCATTTAAGATAGCTAAAGAACTAGGCGAATATAAAGCACCTAAGAAAACAAGAGTGGAAACTGTCAACACAGAAAAAACTAGTGCAGACTTAAGTGTAGAAGAGTTAGAAGAATTAGCTCAACTTAAAAAAGATTTAGGAGGACAATAATGGCTATTTATAGACCTTCAAAAGGTGTTAAACAAAAGAATGGTAAGGTCTGGGACCCTACTAAGAAATCTAAAAATTCAGCTACTTATGGACGTGATAACGTTAAAGAACATAAAGAGCCAGAGCTTGTCCGTGCCCATCGTGAAGAATGGCGAAAAGAGGGTAAAGACGGACTACACAGTTGAACCTCATGCTGTCCTTTAGGTTTTCGGGGTACCTTTGGTTCAAAAACCCCGTACTAGAATACATGCCCATATGGGTGCTAGATTGATAGGAGGCCTTATATGGGCGATTATATGAGTGGTTACCGTGAAAAAGTAACCGACGAACAACTACTTAACTTAGTTGATACAGGTGTATCTAACTCAGCAGGAGATTTTTTAAATTCTTCCGAGTTAGCTAACGACAGATTACAGTCTACTTATGAATACGCAGGTTTACCTGAAGGTCACTTAAGACCTAACGGTGTATCTAAGATAGTTTCATCAGATACAACAGAAACTATAGAAGCTTATTTAGCTTTGATATCAGAGTTAATGTTTAATAACAATCGTATAGCTAAATTTAAGTCATGGTCAGCATCACCTAGCGCTATAGCAGCAGCTAATGATGCATCAGATTTAGTTAACTATACCATATTTAAAAAGAATAATGGTTGGGAATTATTAAATACTTGGGTAAAGTCAGCCTTACTTTGGAAAAACTCAGTAATACGTTGGGACTTTGTAGAAGACAAGTACGCTGACTTTGAAGAGTACGATTCACTTACTGAAGAAGCTTTAGATCTTAAACTGTCTGATAAAGAAATAGAAGTAGTTGGTGAGTTAAATTTTAATCCATCAACTAATACTTACGAAGATGTTAGGTTAAAAAGAACCTATGATATGTCTAGAGTTAAAATAGAAAATGTACCACCAGAAAACTTTTTAATATCAAGAGACGCAAGTGCTATTGATGATGCTAAGTTTGTTGGTGTACAAATAGAAATGTCTCGTTCAGATATAAGAAAAATGTATCCTGATATTGCAGATGAAGTTTCTGATTGGTCAGAATTACCTAGTGCAAGTGAAGATCATTC